TCAGAACCTTCATACATTGTACTTTGATGATGGATCTGAACCGATTGAAGCTACTGGCGAGCAATGGCATGAAGTACTGCGCGCTAAGAAGTGGGTGGTCTCTGGCTACGGAACTGTGTTTGACCAAAGCAATGGTCAAGGCATTATTCCAGGCATTTTGACTACTTGGTACGCAGAACGTAAAGCTCTGCAAAAAGAGAAAGTCAACTGGGGTAACAAAGCTGACAATATTCTAAAAGAATCTGGTGGCGAGAAGACCGAGGCGTACTATCATGCTAAGGCGATGGAAGAGTTCTTCGACAAGAAGCAGATGGTGAAGAAACTTCTGTTAAACTCAACCTATGGCGCTCTGATCAACAAGTTCGACCGCTTCTATGACGTCCGCATGGGCGCAAGTACCACTGGCTCTGGCCGCCAAATTACGGCTCACATGGTCTCTAAGATTGGTGAATTGCTGAATGGTGAATACATCAAAACAGTGAAGGCTCCTTTGCTGGAAATGATTAGAGAAGTTGACGAGATAGACAGCGGAGAATTCTTCTCTGGCGATGTTCGCAAAGCTAAGCGTCTAGCAGCAAAAAGAGCAGCAAGAGACGAAGATGGAGAAGATGGAGAAGATGGAGGCCAGTGGATCTACATTAACGCTGCTGACTCAATCGTCTACGGCGATACCGACTCATGCTACTTCAAAACATACGGCACAAACAAGGATGAAGCAATTGCCATCGCTGATGAGATTGGTGATCAAGTCAACAACTCGTTCCCGCAGTTTATGCGTGATGCTTTTGGTTGTACCGAAGGCTACGATCAGCTGATCAAAGCAGGTCGTGAAGTTGTTGCTGACCGTGGTATCTTCCAAGCCAAGAAGAAGTATGTTCTTCGTGTAGCTAACTTGGATGGTAAGGACATTGCTCCGGATGATAAGAAGGCACTGAAGGTCATGGGTGGCGAAATCAAGAAGTCCGACACTCCAAAGGTGATTCAGAAGTTCTTGAAGGACGTGACATTGAAGATTCTGGATGGTGCAGATTATCCAACAATTGAAACATTTGTAAACGACTCTAGACGCAAGTTGAAAGTCTCTGATGAGTTGCTGTTACTTGGTGTTTCTAAGTCTGTTAATAAGCTGGAAATGTACCAAGAAGACTACAACAAGTTTGAAGCCGCAGGCATCAAGAAGGTTAGATTGCCTGGACATGTTCGTGCTGCTATCAACTACAACACGCATCTTGAAAAGGTCAATGACAAGATCAATAAGCCTATCAAGTCTGGTGACAAGATCAAAGTCTTCTATGTGAAGGCGAATGACTTTGGTTATGGCAGCATTGCTGTCCCTGGAGATATTGAGAATCTGCCTAGCTGGTTCTTGAAAGACCTAGAGGTAGACATGAAGAAGACCGAAGGCAAGTTGATCGACTTGAAACTGGAAAGCATTTTTGATCCTATCGGATGGGAAGTGCCAACGCTTCAGTCGGCTAAGAACAACAAACTTCTGGATTGGTAACGAACTAATACACGACTAAAGATCATGTATTTTTCTCGCTTGACTGTGATAAAATCGTAGAACAATTATATAAGGAATAACAACAATAATGCGACTGTCTAAAGAATCCGTTCAGCACCTCAAGACGCTGCTTCAAACGGTATCGATCCCAAAGATTGACAAGATCATCATCGAAGATGGCAAAGTTCGTGGCATCGACCCAGATCAAACCGTCGTCATCATCTCTTCAACCAATGTGCCTGACTTCGGTGGCAAGTCTGTTGGTTTGAATCGTCTCTCCACGCTAGCTAGCCGCCTCAACTTGCTTGATGGCGACGAACTGACTGTTGAAGCGGTCGAAGCTGACAATAGCATCTCTGGCTTCAACATTGCAACCAAGGGTTCTAAGTTCCAGTATAAGTGTGCTCGGACTGATACGATCCGTGCTCCAAAGACCATCCACGACAATTTCATCTGGAGCATCACTATCCCAGTTGAAGCCGTCAAACTGACCATCAGTGCTTGCAACACCATCGATTCTGAACAAATTGCACTTTGCTCCAAGTCGAATGGTGAAGTGTATTTCGAAATCATTGACTCGATTACCAGAGACACATTCACTACCATCATCGCGACTGAAGCAACCTGGAAAGGTGATGAAGATGAACGCCAAACTCAAGCATTCGTTCACTACTATGCTATCAAGACTCTGATCCCTCTATTGAAGCAAATCGCTTCTACCGGTTCTAGTGAATTGGTTGTTGGTGAAGGTGGCGTGCTTCAAATCACTGTGAACGGTCACACATTTTCACTACTGCCACGAGAGGACTAATAATGTTTACATTCATCAAAAATCTATTTGGCAAACAAGAAGAAGTTAAAGCATCTCCAGCATCACCTTCTATCCTGACTTTCTCGATTGAAGAAGCGGACGGCGAACACATCGCCGGAGTTCGTACTCCAGATGTAGGCAAGTTTCTAGACTTCATTCGGAACAGCGACTATGAACTAGACATCACTCGGTACACCGATGCTGAGATTGCTCATCTCTTTGTGTATATGTACTGTCAACGCTGGCTGTCTGAGCATTTGAGTAAGCCAATGTTTACAGAGACCCACACATTCACTGAAGACGACCAGATTCGATATGACCGTGTGTGGAACCAAGCATTCGTCCAACAAGTGTCTAATATTGGTTTCGAAGTGTTGCCGAACACCCAAGAAGAAATCGTCGAAGCATACATGAACTATGTGTACTCGGCTCGCATGATGGAAGAGATGGAAGTCCGCATGGAATCAGAACCGACATCTGTTGCTCATCCAGATCTGTCTAATCCGGCAAACCAATTGAAAAGGTAATCTATGAACATTAACATGCAGTCCACATTTGTGGCACTCAAGCTAGAAGAACCTAAAGAACAAGTTGTAGGCGGTATTGTTCTCGTCTCTTCAGTTGCGCCTGATGCTTCACCAATCTCTGAAGTCGTCGCCATTGGTCCAGATGTCAAAGACGTGAAGGTCGGCGATAAGGTCATTCACCTTATGGGCGCGGGTCATGAAATGACTATGGTCAAAGAGAAGTTCCTAATGATCAAGGAAGCAGAAATCCTAGCTGTGGTGAGTGAATAACCATGGGCGTGAAGATGGTAATCGACACGCCAAACCTCTTGTTCCGAGTTGCAGCTCAGAACAAGAAGGTCTCATTTGGTACTGATGAGGAAAAGGCTGGTCTGGCTTTGCACATGGCGTTTCAAACTGTGCATAAGTACTTCAAGATGTTCCGGCCAGAACTTCTTGCTCTAGGTTTTGAAGGTGAACGCAACTGGCGTAAGGACTACACTCGTTCTAAGGACGCGGTATCCAAGAAGCAATACAAAGCCAATCGTGTCAAGGATCCTTCCATGGAACCTTACTTCGCTATGATCAACGCTTTCCGTGAAGTGATTACTGCTCACTCTTCACTGATGGTTCTCCAAAATGAACGTCTTGAAGGCGATGATACTATTGCAGCCTTTGTTGAGAAGTATGCTGGTCAGGGTGACACGGTCATCATCGTCTCTGGCGACCGAGACTACATCCAACTCCTAAAGCACCCAGGAGTCCGCCTGATCAATCCAGACACGGGTAAAGATAGGAACCAACCCGAAGACAAGGAATATTGGCCTGACATCGAATACTTCGAATTTCAGAAGTGCATCAGAGGCGATATGGGTGACTATGTGTTCTCCGCTTACCCTCGAGTTCGTGAGACTAAGATCGAGAAGGCACATCAAGACCCTGCATTCCGTGCCAACTTCATGGCTGAGACTTGGAAGGCTGTTGATGACGAAACAAATGAAGAGCGCACTATGGTTGTTGGTGAACTATTCGAAGAAAACAAGAAGCTGCTGATCCTCGACCAGCAACCTCCAGATATTCGTCAACTGATGCGCGAGACTGTGGATGCTGCATATGAGAACATCGGCACATATTCAAACTTCCACTTCTTGAAGTTCCTTGGTAAACACAAGTTGAATAACATCACTGAACACATCGACCAGTATACAGACATGCTCTGCGTCAATAGTCGATTCAAGCGAAAGCTAGCAGGTGAAAACAATGAAGTTCGCACTACAGAGCCAGCAAAGAAGCAGTTACTAGAGTTCTAAGAAAATCATGTACATTGTAAAAATGTACATGATTTTTTGGTTTAGAATGCCGCTGATTCATTGAGAGGAAAATCATGCAGGGCGCCGAGGCCGCGGCGTATCACGAAAGATACAAGAAAAATAACTGAAAATCTTTGTTCACTTTCTTAGAGATTGCGTTAATATAGCAATATCGAAATAAACTTTGGAGAACAACATGGCTAAGCTGAAGAACTTCTGGAATGGTACGCACGAACTGGCTGTACAAGCTGATAAGTTGTTCCAAGATTTGGTTCCTAGTGTTGGCGATTGCAAGACCCTGCAAGGTGAACTGATCCGTGCATCTTCGCGTATCAGTTATGACTGGTACAACAACGGTTGGGGTTGCAATAACTGGTCTGGTGCTGTTCAATTCATCCTGGCAAAGTTCAAGGAACTGCCTGTTCAGCCTGACCCTGAAGTGTATGCCAAGCTTCGCAAGAATCTGTCCATCGTCGCTGACTACTCGCATGGCGAACCATGTAACATCGATAATAGCCGCGCAGATAAGTTGGTGACTTCTATCCACGAAATCATCGTGCAGGCTGTGATTAACAATCCAGAGCCAATCAAGCTCGACAAAGGCATGTTCGAGTACAGTGAGACTGACTACGTTCCGATCTGCAATGATGGCGATGACGAAGCTGACTACGACGATGACTACTGGTTTTAATTTGTCAAGAAACAAAAAAGGGAGCCACTGGCTCCCTTTTTGTTTAAGCTTTAGGAATTAACCTACTTGAGCTAGAGTAGCTTCGGCCGGATTCAAACCAAACTCGGTGCCAGGCATACCTTGTGCTGGTAGAGCTTTAGTAGCTGTCAGGCCACCGCCGAATTGAGTCGATGTGGTGCCTGCACCACGCTTTACTTTGACTAGGTTCAAGTGGAAGAAATCTAGGGCATTCATGCCATTCTCCAACTTGGTCTGTGACATGAGTTCCCATAGTGGATACTTGTCGGCGTGTTGGCTAGTCACAATACGTTTCAGGCGAGCCTTGTCGATTAGGTCTAGTGGTGCGATGTCGACATAGTGAATAGTGCCAGTGTCTTCTTCGCGTTTCACGACCGCGACTTCTTCTAGAATACCATCTCCATTAACGTCGATGTACTCGATATGATTTAGGGTGGCGCGCTGTCTTACATTTGTGGATAGTTGAGTTGTCATTGTGACTCCTTGTATGTATTATGTTCTTCTTTATTTATAGCTAAAAAAGGCCGTCTTTTTTATGGAAATTTTTCTGCCTTCAGTTATTCCGAATCTTTGACATTGTTTTTAATTTCATATGAGCTTATTACCTGTAAAAAAGTGCACTTTATTTACATTTGGTGATACTATTGAATTCAAGAAACTAATCCACCAAGCCCAACAAGCAAAGAAAGGTATCAGAAGAAATATCTTCTGTTACTGGTATTCTTGTAAGTTATCGACTGGTGAATGGATCTGGTTTCAGAGTGTATGGCTTCGCTATCCTCTACAATGCTCTTGGGGTGATGACGTATACATGGCTATCACAGATACGAGTTGCACCTAGTGCGGCCGTTTTTGACAGTTCGACCAGTTAACACAGAATGGGTGTCACTATGACCAACCGCAAAATCCTCGTCACCAACGCCCTGCCCTACGCCAACGGCGCCATCCACCTCGGCCATCTGGTCGGCTATGTCCAGGCCGACATCTGGGTGCGTTTCCAGAAGATGCGGGGCCACACGGTCCATTATGTCTGCGGCGACGACACCCACGGCACGCCGATCATGATCAACGCCGAAAAGCAGGGCATGACGCCCGAAGCCTTCGTAGCGAAGATGTACGACGAACACGTGGCCGACTTTGCCGGTTTCCACATTGGTTTTGACGACTACTACCACACCAATTCGCCCGAAAACAAAGCGCTGGCGCAGGGCATCTATCGCCGCCTGAAGGCCGACGGCAAGATCGCGGTGAAAACCATCAGCCAGTTGTTCGACCCGCAAAAGCAGATGTTCCTGCCCGACCGCTTTGTGAAGGGTGAATGCCCCAAGTGCGGCGCCAAGGATCAGTACGGGGACAACTGCGAAGTCTGTGGCGCCACCTATGCTCCGACCGAGCTGAAGAACCCGTACTCGGCCGTATCGGGCGCCACGCCCGAGCTGCGCGAGTCCGAGCACTACTTCTTCAAGCTGAGCGACTGCAAGGACTTCCTGGCCGACTGGACCCGCCAGCCCGGCCGGCTGCAGAAGGAAGCCGCCAACAAGATGGGCGAATGGTTCGAGGCTGGCCTGCAGGACTGGGATATCAGCCGCGATGCGCCTTACTTCGGTTTCGAGATTCCCGATGCACCGGGCAAGTATTTCTATGTGTGGCTGGACGCGCCGATCGGCTATATGGCTGCCACCAAGCATTTGTTCGACCGCGTATTCGGCGAGCGCGCCGATGCCGAATACGACGCCTACTGGGGCGGCAAATCGGACGCCGAGCTGTACCACTTCATCGGCAAGGACATCCTCTACTTCCACGCCCTGTTCTGGCCGGCGATTCTGGAGTATTCGGGCCACCGCACGCCCACCGCCATCAATGTGAACGGCTTTTTGACGGTAGACGGCCAGAAAATGTCGAAATCGCGCGGCACCTTCATCACCGCCCGCAGCTACCTCGACACGGGCTTGAACCCCGAATGGCTGCGCTATTACTACGCCGCCAAACTGGGCTCGGGTATCGAGGATGCCGACCTGTCGCTGACCGACTTCGTCGCCCGCGTGAATTCCGACTTGGTCGGCAAGTACATCAATATCGCCAGCCGTGCCGCCGGCTTTATCACCAAGCGCTTCGACGGCAAGCTCTCCACCGAACTGGCCGACACCAGCCTGCTCGACCGCCTGCAATCGGCCGCCGACAGTCTGGCCGAGGGCTATGAAGCCCGCGAATACAGCCGCGTGCTGCGCGACATCATGGCGATTACCGATGAAGTGAACCAGTATGTCGACCGCGTCAAACCCTGGGAGCTGGCCAAGTCGCCCGACCTGAACGAGGCGCTACACGACGCCTGCACGCTGCTGATCAACGCCTTCCGCCTGCTCACCATCTACCTCAAGCCAGTGCTGCCCAAGCTGGCCAGCGACGTGGAAGCCTTTCTCAACATCACCCCGCTGCAGTGGGACGACGCCAACCGTCTGCTGCTGGGTCACGCCATTCAACCGTACACCCACCTCATGACCCGTATCGACGCCAAGCAAATCGACACCCTGGTGGAAGCCAACAAGGAAAGCCTGGCCCCGGCGGCGCCCGCTGCGCCAGCTGGCCCGCAAATCGAAGCCATCGCCCCGACCATCAATATCGACGACTTCGGCAAGATCGACCTGCGCATCGCCAAGATCATCGACTGCAAGCATGTAGAAGGCGCTGAAAAGCTGCTACAGCTGACGCTGGACCTGGGTGACCACCAGCGAAACGTATTCTCGGGCATCAAGTCGGCCTACAAGCCGGAAGACCTGGTGGGTCGCTTGACCGTGATGGTGGCCAACCTGGCCCCGCGCAAGATGAAGTTTGGCCTTTCGGAAGGCATGGTGCTGGCCGCCAGTGGCAGCGAACCAGGCATTTATCTACTGAGCCCGGATAGCGGCGCGCAACCTGGTATGCGAGTGAGCTAGTGTCCCTGCTCTTCCCAACCCTGCACACCTCCCGCCTGCTGCATGAGTTGAATCCCGGCACCAGCTTGGAAATTGCCTATCGGCAAATATGAACATATTAAGGCCAATTCGTCGAAGATAGTGCTCGGATTGTATGAGAGTACATGGCCATCACACATGCCGGATGGTCTTTCAAGCTGAAATGTTCTTCTATCACTTGAACCAAGAAAGAGAATATGCTGATCAAACAACTGTTGATTGAATTCGCACAGTCGGTCTCAGAAAAGACCTTCTCGCGAAACACCCTCCTGGAATACTGCACTTCGAAGTGTGACCTGTCGAAAGTCATTGAACTTATCGAAAGCTCTGCAGAGCAAGCAGTCATTGCTTCGGGACCAACCATGTACGATACTGAAAAGTTCATTGAGTGCATGGAAACCGGGACATCCAACGAGAATGTTGACTTCTCGGCAGAACGTACAAGCAACAACAAAGTCGAGTTTTCGATCATCGATGGACGAAATGATCCGAATCAACCAAACATCATCAAGACGAAGTCATACCGAGATCTTGAAGAAATTCTCCATCCAGATTATCCTCTGAACATCTACATCAGTGGCGAAACTGGTCTTGGTAAAACGACCGCAGTCATTGCCATCGCAAAGCAAATCGGAATTCCCGTAGTGCGTGTGAATTTGTCCGGAGCAACAGACTTAGACGATCTGCTTGGTGGCATTCGTATCGCTGATGGGAACACCATCTTCGATCCAGGCCCTGTTGCCATTGCCATGGAAATGGGTGCCATCCTTCTTCTTGATGAAGTTGATGCAGGCAACCCAAAGATTCTGATTGACCTTCACCCTGTCTTAGAAAAGAAAGGAGTGTTGCTCAAGAAAGGTCGCAAGATGCTTTACCCGACTCGTGGCTTCCGTGTCATAGCAACTGGTAACAGCAAAGGTCAAGGTGATGCAACTGGGAAATACATCGGTGTCGCACCTCTGAACCACGCGTTCATGCAGCGCTTTGGGGCAGGCATCGATTTCAAACCGCCTAACGAAGCTGAGATGGCTATGATTCTGAAAGACACAGCACCAATGCTTCATCCAAATGTTCGTTTGAACTTGGCCAAGTGGTTCGCTCACGTTCACACGTCATTCGAGAATGGAGCCATCTCTGATTACGTTCATGTTCGTAAGATGAATGACATAGCCATCACGTGTCTCATCTATGGTGCACAGACTTGTGGTGATTCAGCTGTGCCTAAGGCCATCAAGCGAGCCATGAATCTATATGATGAAGCACTCGTCGAATCATTCGTGGCTCTGTATGGCACGATCAAAGACCCGTCCCTGGGAGAAGCTACTGAAGCTGAACTTCTGGTTGCAACCAAGGCCGATGAACCTGCAAAGATTGATGAGAATGGTATCCAAATCCCTTTCTAAATCCGCTAAGCTCCTGAGAGACACATTTGATCTGTACTCTCGGTTGCTTGCTAGCGAAAAACTGAAAGTAGTCTTCGATGAGAAGATGGATGCACCGGCCAAGTTCGACATCATGAACCGCGTGCTGTACATATGTCCTCTTGATGACTCGCAGACTTTCCTGATTCCTGGTCTAGTGGTTCACGAGGTCGGCCATGCGTTGTTCTCCATTCTGACTGAAGCAGATGTCAAGACTATTGGCGGCCGCATCACCAAGCTTCTGAACATCATCGATGACGGCTACCAAGAACGCATGATGTGCAAGAAGTATCCTGGTGCCAAGCAACACTTGTTCACTATGTTTGATCACTTCTTCCTGAATCAGAAAGACGATTACTACAACACGGGCTCGAAAGTTATTGACATCGTCAACACCCTAAACTTTAACTGCAAGGGCGCTAAACACAATCATCGTAAGAAGTATCCAGACTACGTCGAAAAAGAAGATGTGGCTCTACTCCATGAAGCTGAAATGCTCAATGAGCATTCGATGATCAAGCGTTGGGAGTTTAGCAAAAAAGTTGCTGAAATGCTCAAGAAGTACGGTGAGTTCAAGGACAAAGAAGATGATGTCAACATGTCTAAGAGCGAAGACCAAGAAGGAGAATCCCAAGAACAGACACCAGAAGATGATTCTCAAGAACAGACACCGGAAGATGAAATCGAAGAGATGCTTAAAAGCGTGGCTGGTGAGCTGAATGACCATCATGACAAATTTAAGCATGAACATGGCACCAAAGACATCTTTGAGCTTGCTACTGGTAAAGAGTTGTTTGAAGTTTTCGGCTTGAATGAAATCACAGACTTTGCTAAGCGTGTTGATGCGGCGCCAGTTGCGCTCCGGACTTTCACCGCTCATAACACGATAGCCAAAAAGAATGCACAACGGATCATTTCCGAGTTCAATATGCGAAAAGCTGCCACCGACCTTGGTAATACGCAATACAAAAAGTCTGGTATGCTTGATCCGGCTCGGGCCGCACTGTATCAGATTTACGATGACGTGTTTGAGACCATTGCCATCAGCCCAGACCAGCAAAGTCATGCATATGTGGTTTCGTTAGACTGGTCTAGTTCTATGTCTGGCACTGTTCAAGGCTTGATGTTCAGAATTATGGAACTGATTCACTTTGCAGAAGGGACTGGAGTCGAGTTGAAAGTGTTCGCATACACTACCGCCCATTCCTGTCGTGTCAAGTTCAATTCAAATATTGCTACGAACAATTCTAACTTCTTGATGATTTATGACAGCAATATTCATAAAGGTCAGTTATCAACGAATCAACTAAAAGCCTTTTGGGGACTCGTGGCAGCAGTAAGTTCCGGTAATAGCTATGGAATGCCAAAGCTCCGAGATGAATCTAAGTTCTCACTTGCTGGGACAAACATCTTAGAGTCTTATTCTCTTGGGCATTACTTGCTATCTCAGATGAAGGGACAAAAGAAAACGCTATTGGCTCTGACCGATGGTGGAGATGGATATGGTTTCGATATTTGGTACACGGTTGCCACCAGATCTTCATCTAACAAGAAGGGCAAGCTTTACATCAATGGCTGGTATATTAAAGATGATAAGCACATCAAGATCAATTCGTCGAAGATGGTGCTCGGATTGTACGAGAGTGTTGGACAGAAGACGATAGGAGTCGCCTGGGCGACAACCCCAGACATCCTTAGACAGTCATGTGATCGAGTGATTTCTACGGGCCCTGGCGGCGTCAGGGACGATAGTGGCTACATCCACTCAGAAAATGCTTTTGTGCGGGAAATCGTACAGCATTTGATTTGATGTACTCGAGATGAAAGCTGTGTTATATTTGAATTGATTGACAAATTAGGAGATTGCATGAATATTGCTGGAACTTGGACACGAATACATATTCAAGAGAAAGATTGTGCAGTGCCATCATATTTGATATGGCGTGGTGCCGGTATTTTGTTCTCGCAGGGTTATGTACCAGAGATTGGTGAAGAGCATTCGTGGGATCATTACTACTTCCACAGATCACATGTTGACAAGCTTGTTGAACAAGTAAAAATACGGTATCCAGATGCAGGCATTGTGACAGAAGCCTTCACTGTTACTGTGTCAGCGATGACAACGAAAGTGATACAATAAGTGATCTACAGAAAAGATAAATACTTCTTTTTCCTATAAAAACAGAGTAATTCGCGAATGTAATCGTGTGTTACCTTTTACGTGAAACGCGAAAGGAGAACAACGTATGAAAACGGCATTATTTTTGTTGACGTTGATCGCATCAATTTTAGTCTCGAGCATCTTCAAGAATGAGCTTGAATTTGCAAACAATCTTTCTGGTACTGCGGTCATCGCAGCCAAGTCTGCTATCAAAGGCGGAGATCAGTTAGCAATGGTCCTTCCAAAGGATCTTTCCATGAAGCAAGCCGAGCTTCTGTCTTACGCTTATCAAGTGGCAAAGGAAGACGGCAATTCGCACCCAGAAAAATACCAAGGTGTTCTTTATCAAGAATCTAAGGCTGGTGGTCTGAAGGGCTATCAAGTCGCGGGGCAAGAGTTCGGTTTGAAGCCGATGGAACGGTATTATGGTGTGCCTCAATTGAAGCTGGTTGCAGCCAAGGCTGTGTTCCAACACTATCCTGATTTTGAACATCCTAAGACTGATGAAGAAATTATCGCCAAACTGATCACTGATGACAAGTGGGCGATTCGGGTCGGTTCCAAGTACTTCATGTTGGTTGGGCAGAATCCAGTTGCTTACAATAAGGGCCCTGGCGGCGCACAAGGCATCAATCCAAGCACTGACCATTATGCGCAAAGCGTGGCAAAACACGTAAGTACCGTGGTAAAATCAGTCAACTCTGTAGAACCTAAAACTAAAGCATACCTTAAGCTTTTGGCTATGGCTGAACCGAAAATAAGATGAATGTCAATTCAGGACCTAATAACACGAAACGTTAGATTCGAGGGAAAATCAAAAAGCTGGCATCACTGTAGATGTAAGGTTTGCAATGACTATAAAGTACGTAGCTCATTCAAGTTTGAAGAAAGTATTCAGTACAACTGCTTCAACTGTGGTGCCTCTACTTACTACATCGAAGGTAGCAGGTTTATGCGCGATGACTTTCGCGCAATGCTCAATGCTTTTGGTATCGATGATGTTGACATTGACAAAGAAATCGGTAAGAACTTCTTCAATACCGACAAACCCCTCGTTCTAAACAAAAACAAAGAAGAAGCCAAGGCAGTCGTCGTTGACCTGCCTCTTGGCTCCTATCGTGTTACTGAGCCCAAAGAAGATGACGTGTGGACTATTGTCGCAGACGAATACCTAAAGTCTCGAGGGCTCTCACTAAGCAGCCATGAATGGTACCTAAGCACCGACCCTCGGTGGCAAGGTCGATTGATCATTCCCTATTTCAAGAATGGTAAAGTCATCTACTGGCAAGCCCGTGCCTTTGATGAACGTGTCAAAAAGAGATACATCAATGCCCCGGTTCCTGTCGAGCCTGTTTTGTTCGGATATGATGAATTGGAAAGATACTCCAACACTCCTTTGTTTATTATGGAAGGAGTGATGGATGCCATTTCAATCAATGGCGTAGCTATGGTTGGTAGCAAATTGTATAAGGCTCGTATTGAGGCTTTCAAGAAATCGAGGCGACGTCTTATCTTCGTGATTGACAAGAAAGACAAAGAGAACAACGGGTACAAGCTCGGCATTGATGCAGTTAAACACGGTTGGGAGATTACAGCAGTTGATGGATTGGCCAAGGATGTGAACCACTCTGTTGTAAGATATGGAAAGCTGTTCACCATCCAGTCGCTGATTCAAAATATCAAAAGTGGCTTTGAAGCACAAGTTTATCTGGAGACGGTATGTAGGTCATTCTCCAAGTGAAAGAAGGTGTGGGTCCATTTTTTCCTTTGCCAACACAGAATGGAAGCTTACCACTTTCAAATTCACTAGTGAAGTCAAAGTGAGGATCCCACAAGACACACGTAGTAGATACAATCTAACACCGTCAACATACTCCATAAATACTGGAGTATTCATAAGAAGAATAAAAAGATGAATTTAGAAAAACAGTCTTTACTGGTAAGCTATATGCTATCAGACAACGATCTGTTTGCGCGCTGTAACTCAATCGTTGATACCAACTATTTCGACCCTGAAATCCGCCAGTCTGTATACTTCATCAAAGAGTATTATGAGAAGTACCGAGCACTACCTTCGTCTGATCAAGTCAAAGCCGAATCCGGCAATGACCTACCGACAAAGCAACTCACTAAAGCAGAATCAGAATATGCAATCACAGAGATTGAAACGTATTGCCGAAACAAAGCAATCGAGTCAGCAATTCTGGCCGCTCCTAAGTTGCTTGCCAATCAGGACTTCGGTAAGATCGAAAAGATTATCCGTGATGCGATTTCAGTTGCATTGAATAAAGAGCTAGGTCTGGATTACTTTGCGAACCCAGAAGAGCGTCTTAAAAAGATGCTTCAACTCAACAAAGTGATTTCGACCGGCTATTACGGGCTAGACCAACACCTTAACGGCGGCATCTCTCGTAAAGAGTTATTGCTGTTGATGGCTGGCTCTGGTGTTGGTAAGTCTATCGTTATGTCTAACTTGGCAGTGAACTTCCTAAATCAGAAACTTAATGTGTGTTACATCACACTTGAACTTGCTGAAGAAGTAGTTGCTAAGCGTCTTGACTCTATGGTCACTGGCATTGCGCAAAAAGACATCTTTGAGAAGATGACCAAGATTGCAACCGACTTGGAACGCAAGAAGGATGCAATGGGTAAGTTTTTCATCAAACGCATGCCTGAAAGCACGACCAGCGCGAATATGATCCGTGCGTACTTGAAAGAGTTCGAAATGGCTCATGGGTTTATACCAGACGTTCTAATCATCGACTATATGGACCTGATGACTTCGAACCATAAAATTTCGGCAGAGAATCTGTTCGTCAAAGACAAGTACGTTGCTGAAGAACTACGCTCGATTTCGAACGACTACAATATGTTGCTGGTCTCTGCTTCACAGATGAACCGTTCGGCGATTGGTGCAGACGACATTGACCAAAGCAATATTGCTGGTGGTTTGTCAAAGATTAACACTTGCGACAACTTGATTGCTATCATTCAGAATGATGCGATGAAAGCTCAAGGCGAATACATGTTCAAGTTCGTTAAGACTCGTAACAGCAATGGTGTTGGTAAGCATGTGGTTCTCCGTTGGGATCCGATCTCGCTACGAATCACTGATACAGAAAACACTCGTGACAAACTAGAGTTTGTCAAGAAGACAGATGCTGGTGAAATGCCAGTTAAGCAACCAAAACGCAGTATTTTGGATCTAATGAATGTTTAAGGAGAATCGCATGTTTACATTTGAAGGACAATTATTAGAGAAGATCGAAGCAGATGACAAGCTGAAGATGGCCTATAGTCCTTCCAAGGGACGATTCATCCCTAAAGACGATGAATCTAATGACTTGATCGATGCTGCGCTCCCTGCCGCCATTCCTGGGGCCGTGAAGTACATCGGGATGGACATCGGAGCACAGCCAAAGCAAACTCTTAACTTTGGTCGCTTGAACGAAGCTCTTGGTAAAATTCAAACTAGTACAGTGACTGGTTTCTTCGGTTGGGCTGGTTCTGGATACACGAATTTCACCCAAAACCTGGTTCTTGAATACGCCAAGACAAATCCAGGTGCTGTAATTCTGTATGCGTCTCTCGAAAGCGCTGAAAGCTACAATCGCATCGGCGACCAAATTGAAAGCCTATGCAAGGTTGAGATAGACCGTAATGTGGATGTGCTATTGACCAATGCTCAAGAATGCTATGTTGCTACTGAAAAGAAGGCGCATGTTCTATTCGTTGATGGCGCTCAACTATTGCGTGACCATTCGGCCCAGCATCAATGGGAACATTCTTCCAAAGTGGCACAAGCTCTTCGTCAGTTCGCAATGAAGAATGATATTGCCGTTATTATGTCTGCACAGTCTTCTCATAATCCTATCCTAGAAACTCTCCAGCATCCAGAGTTTGCAACACTTGAAACTGTTGATACCGCGTTCTTGCTACGTCGAGATGGTAAGTACATGATCGAAGCCGTGGGCATCAAGTATCGCCATGGTCGACTTGGCAGCCTGTCGAAGATGGCATACAATTCACTGACTCGCAAGATTGATGTAGAAAAGCGAGAATTAGGCATCACAGCCAAATTCTATGATCAAGAAGTGGTTGAGAAGGTGACTAACACTGGTGAAGATATTCTTGCCGAAATTCGTCGCCGAGCAGCACCGACAAAAGTCACTAATAAATAAGCTGCATTCATAACAAATAAAGGAACTTTATATGAGCGAAACTAAAACCCAATCAATCAGCATTAATGGTAAAGACTATGACCTTGCAACAATGTCTGACTCTGTCAAATCCCTGATTTCTGTGTACAACACATGGCAAAACGACTTGGCTGAAGCCAACAAGGCTTTCACCGAAGCTAAGCTGGAAATCGCAAAGACAGAAGCTGCACTTCGTGACCTGACTCGCGAAATCATCGAAGCAGTTGAAACCCCTGCTGCTTAACATACAGCACACGTAATGAACTAATGCCTGGCTTCGGTCAGGCATTTTTGTATAAATACTCTATAAAACTATTAGAGCATACAACCGAAATGCCAACAAAATCATTCAGAGATTTCTTGTCGGGCACTGATTACAGTCCAAAGTTAAAGTCGAAATCTAAGTCTATTGAATATCTAGAAAACTTAGATATTAGTGACTTTATTGACACCATCGAAAATATCTCAAAGCTAATTGCTTCCGAGAAACTTGATGGCACTGCACTGACTTTCGGTTTTGATAATGATGGGAAGTTCTATACCACTAGAAGTGGCAAAGGAAACCAAGACGCTATGCATTATAAGGCGTCAGAATGGGGCATCTCGGCTGCGGCTAATGGATTCAAGGCGGCACATGCAGCCCTCAAGAATCACCAAGACACACTCTCCCATTTCATTAAGCCTGGTATGGCTTGCGACATTGAAATTCTGTTTGGTCACCAACCAAACACAATCGTCTATGGCCTAGACGGAATCAACTACATCGCCTTCGTCAGGATCACACAAGGCACAGATAAGAAACTTGAAATCGATCAAGAAGTTCTAAAGAAGATGGCAAAGGCTTGTCGCAATCTGACATCCAATGTCAGGACTATCATGGTCGATACTGCTGATGGAGTAAGCTTGTCTGAAGGTCCCACCGTGACCAAGTGGAAGTTCACTACTCCAGCCTTCATTGACTCTGCACACTTTGATGACATCAACGTCAAAGAAGAACTGAAAAACCTTAAAGCTTTCCTAGACAAGAAGAATCGTGATGCTTCCGATTTGACTGGTACCGAGTTTACCAACTTTGATGTATTAGTCTACCCAATGCAAAAATTGAAGCAAACCATTCGACCAGAATTCAAATCTATCCGTGAAGGTCTAGAGAATCGAGTGATGGAAGACTATAAGCTTCCTATTAAACAGATACTTCTAGATAAGTTTATTCGTAAGGTCAAACCAAAGCTGCAAGATAAAGGTGTGAAGGCTGAAGAAGAACAGGGCCTCGAAGGTATTGTTCTGCTTGATCCACACACTCAACGCCAGATCAAGATTGTTGACAAGGACTTGTTTACAACAATGAATCGCTTCAACTACATGATCCGTAATGACATTCGTGGCATGGTTCGTAGCGATGATGAAGAAGCTTCTCTAGAACAAAAAGGCGGTTTGTTTGGTCAAGCCAAGATTCGTATTGCTCGTCTATTTGAGATTGATGGATTGGCTAATGCGATGAAGACTAAGAGAATCATCTCGAAGTTCAAGGGTGAAACGCCAGAACAAACAGTTGCGAACTTTGGAAATTCGTTAGCTGAGCTAGATTGGCGAGCAATCAAAACTAAGATTGATGCTATCATCAAGAGTACACTCACCGATTTGCAAGAGTCACTGGACAACTTCAAAGAAAACAAAGATAGCTACACTATCAAAGTTGGTGGTAAGCAAGTCAAGTATTCAGACGAAGTTGTGAGACGTACCCTGTTGGTATTCGCGGAGACCCGCAAATCGCTGTTGGAACTGAAATCCAGAATTAGCAAAGCCCAAAGTATCGAGGACATTATCATTGCTTGCTTTGGTAAGCAGATCAGAGAAATCCATGGAGAAAAGAATGATGAAGAATATTGATATTTTGCTTGAGAGCATG